AAGCTGGTCAAGGTGGACCCGGGAGGGACCGTCTGATGTGGCCGTTCCCAAAGAGCACGAAGGCCCTACGGTCCCTCCCGGTAACGCTGGGGGCGCTGAAAGCGCGGTACGACGCCGCCGCCACCACGGTGGAGAACGCCCGCCACTGGCAGAACGCCGACGGGCTGTCGGCCAACGCCGCCGCTTCGCACGAAGTCCGGCGGACGCTCCGCAACCGCGCCCGCTACGAGGTGGCGAACAACTCCTACGCGAAAGGCGTCGTGCTGACGCTGGCCAACGACTGCGTGGGCACCGGGCCACGGCTGCAGGTGCTGACCGACGACCCGGAGGTCAACCGCGTGGTCGAGTCCGCGTTCGCCGAGTGGGCACGCGAGGTCCGCCTGGCCGAGAAGCTCCGCACGATGCGGATGGCCAAGGCGACCGACGGCGAGGTCTTCGCGGTGCTCACCGCCAACCCGGTGATGGACGCGCCGGTCCAGCTCGACGTGAGGCTGGTGGAGGCCGACCGCGTGGTGTCGCCGACGATGGCGGTGCTACCGACCACGAGCGACGTCGACGGCATCATCCTCGACCGGCACGGCAACCCCCGCACCTACACGATCCTCCGCCTGCACCCCGGCGAGGCCTACGCGCCCGACTCGCCAACCGCACACTACGACGCGGTGCCCGCCGCCGACGTGATCCACTGGTTCCGGCCCGACCGCCCGGGCCAGCTCCGCGGCGTGCCCGAGATCACGCCGGCGCTTCCACTGTTCGCGCAGCTGAGGCGGTACACGCTCGCGGTCCTGGGCGCTGCGGAAACGGCGGCCGACTTCGCGGCCGTGCTGTTTACCGACGCGCCGGCCAACGGCGAAGCGGCGGCGGTCGAACCGATGGACATTGTCGAGCTCGAGAAGCGGATGGCCACCGTGCTGCCCGACGGGTGGAAGCTCGGGCAGATCAAGGCCGAGCAACCGGGCACGACCTACAGCGAGTTCAAGCGCGAGCTGCTGAACGAGATTGCCCGCTGCCTGAACATGCCGTTCAACGTCGCTGCAGGCAACTCGTCGGGCTACAACTACGCCTCGGGCCGCCTCGACCACCAGACCTACTTCAAATCGATCCGCGTGGAGCAGTCCGACTGCAATACGTCGGTGCTCGACCCCATCTTCGCCGCCTGGCTTCACGAAGCGCGACTGCTGAGCGACTTCGCCTTCCTCCGAGGCGACCTCAAGGACAAAGAGATGTCGCACCAGTGGTTCTGGGACGGCACCGAGCACGTTGATCCGGCCAAGGAGGCCAACGCGCAAGCGACGCGACTGGCAAACCACACCACCACGCTCGCGAGCGAATACGCGCGGCAGGGCAAGGACTGGGAAGGCGAGCTTCGCCAGCGGGCGAAGGAAAAGCAGCTGATGGACGAACTGGGGCTCAGTGCATCCGAGGCCAGCCCCGAAGACCCGTCGCAGACCGACCAGGAGAACGACACGGATGTCGACGACACCGGCGATCAACGACAAGCAGCCTGAGTTCGTGACGATGCGCGGGCCACTGACGGTGGAAGCCGCGGCATCCGGCACGGACGGTGAGGTTCCGGCGCTGCCGCAGTTCCGCATGGTCGCCTACACCGGCGGACTGATGCGGATCGCTGGGTTCCCGCACCCCGTGGTGGTCGACCTCGCGGGCCTGGACATCCCGTCACAGAACCTGCCGATCCGCCTGGACCACGAGCGCCGCCAGGGCGTTGGGCACACGCACCGGGTTTCTGTTGAGCGGGGCAACCTCGTCGCCGAGGGCCTGATCAGTCGCGACACGTCCTGGGCGCGGGATGTCGCGCGAAGTGGCGCAAACGGCTTTCCCTGGCAGGCATCGATCGGCGCGGCGGTCGTCGAGGCCGAACTGGTGCCCGGCGGGGTCAGCGTCCGGGTCAACGTCCAAACCTTCACCGGCCCCGTACACGTCGTGCGCCGGGCCGTCCTCAAAGAGATCAGTTTCGTCGACAGCGGTGCCGACACGAGCACGACCGCCCGGATCGCGGCACACGACAAGGAGAACCACGCGATGAGCGACATGGACGTCACCACCACGGCGACCGAAGATACGGCTGAGCAGAGCATCCAATACCAGTCGCGGCAGGACCAGCACCGCGTCGAGGCCCACGCCAAGGAAGCTGCGGACGCCTCGACCGCCCCCGCCCCGGGCTCAGGTCGACTCAGCGACGCCGTTCAGGCGATGCGTGCTGAGGCGGCCGCCGAGAGCAGGCGGATCGCCGCCATCCGCTTGGCCTGCGACGGCAAGTTCCCGGCGGTAGAGGCCAAGGCCATCGAGGATGGCTGGGACGCCACGCGCACCGAGCTTGAAGTGCTCCGCGCCTCGCGGCCCAGCGCGCCGGCACCCGGCGCGATCAGCGGGCGCTCCGATGCGACGCCGAAGGTGATCGAAGCCGCCGCGTGTCTGGCGACCAACGCGTTCAGCGACGAGCAGCTCGTCAAGGACTACGGCGAGCAGACGCTGGATGCGGCCCACCGCTTCCGCAACATCGGCGTGGCGGGGCTTATCCGCCTCGCCGCCGCGGCCGAAGGGCGCTACATCCCCGCGGTTGGAGCAAGCCCGACCGAAATCCTCGAGGCTGCGGCCAGCACCATGAGCCTGCCGGGCATAATGTCCAACATCGCCAACAAGAGCCTGATTGCGGGCTTTGACTTCGTCGAGAACGCCTGGCGTCGCATCGCCAAGATCGGATCGGTCCGCGACTTCAAGACCGTTACACGCTACCGCTTCATTGATGGCTTCGGGTTCGACCCCTTGCCGCCCAACGGCGAGATCAAGCACGGCCAGGTCGGCGAGGAGTCGTACACCAACAAGGCCGACACCTACGCCAAGATGTTCGGCGTCGATCGCCGCGATATCGTCAACGACGACCTCGACGCGCTCAAGGACGTGCCGTTCCGCATCGGCGAGGGGGCCGCCCTGACCATCAACAAGGTCTTCTGGACGCTGTGGCTCGCCAACCCGGGCAGCTTCTTTTCGGCTGGCCACAAGAACTACAAGGCCGGGGCCGACACCGCCCTGAGCGTTGACGGCCTGACGCTGGCTCGCCACACCTTCAGCAAGCAGCGTCGCCCCTCCGCCGACGGCAAGCACGACCCGCTGGGTATCCGACCCAAGCTGCTGCTCGTGCCGTCGAGCCTGGAGATCCTCGCCGACCTGCTGATGACCTCCACGACGCTCAACGAGGCGGCCAGCTCGCCCAAGAGCGACCGCAACCCCCACGCGAACAAGTTCAGCGTCGTCGCCAGCGACTACCTCGACAACGAGGACTACAGCGGCTCCAGCGCCAAGGCCTGGTACTTGCTTGCGGAACCCTCCTCCATCCCCACGGTTGAGGTCGTGTTTCTCAACGGCAAGCAGGTGCCGACCGTCGAGCGCAGCGACATGGTCTTCAACAAGCTCGGCATCGAGTTCCGCGGCTACCTCGACTTCGGTGTCAAGGAACAAGACTTCCGCGGCGGCCTGAAGATGAAGGGCGAAGCCTAACTCCACCCCCTTGGAACCGGCCAGTGCCGCTGCGCCCGTCACTGACCCCCACCTCCTGCGAGACCCACCATGTTCACCGCCACCTACATCCAGCATGGCAACACCGTTGACTACACCCCAAGCGTGCTGGTTCCGGCCGGGTCGGTCGTCGTCATCAACGACCTGCTCGGCGTCGCCACCCGTAAGCTGCCGGCGAACGAGCCCGGTGCGATCGCCGTCGTCGGCGTCTTCGACATCGCCAAGGCCACCGGCGTCGGCACCGACGCCGCGGCCGGCCTGCCCATCTATTGGGACGCCGGCAATCAGGTCGCCACGCCCGACGACAACGCCGGGGCTAATAAGCTGCTGGGCAAGAGCCTCCTGCCCGCCGCCGACGACGACGCCACGATCCGGGTCAGGCTCACGCAGTAATGACCTCGCTTCCCACGAGCATGCTGCGTCGAGGCCAGGACTTCCTGAACCGGCAACGCGAGAGGCACCTCACCGAACCGGTCGTCTACCGCCGCCCGGGCGAGGCCGACCTGCCGATCGCGGCCACGCTCGGCGCGACCGAGCACGAGGGCTCCGACGATTACGGGGCGACGGTCCGTTCGCGCTCGGTCGACTTCCTCGTCGCCGCAGACGTCCTGCTCCTCGAACCGCGCGTCGGTCACCAGCTGATCCACGACGGCCGCGTGTACGAGGTCATGGACGTCCACGGCGACGGGCCCTGGCGCTGGTCCGACCCGTACCGCACCACTTACCGCATCCACACCCGCGAGACCGGCCCCGCCGACGGAGACGAAGCGTGAGCACCTGCACCCAAGCCGAGCACTGCGAGAACCAGTTCGAGTCGATCCACCTCAAGCTCGACCGGCTGGACGAGGCGATCCGCGGCAACGGCAAGCTGGGCCTCCAACTGCGGCTGGACCGCCTCGAACAGGACACTCGCCGGCAGCGGCGATTGATCTGGGTCGTCGTCGGGGCAGTGACCGCCGCTGCGGCGTCGGCCGCCGTGGCCTGGCTCACGGCAGAAGGGGTGGTGTAACCATGAGCGTCATCGTCCAGCTTGCCGATGCGGTCGCGGCCGAACTCAACGCCGCCACGTTCACGCCCGCATTCATCGCAGAGCGGCGCGTGCTGCCGGTCTACAACTTGTCCGAGCTGACCGGCCTGCGTGTCACCGTCGTGCCCAAGGCCGTCGAG